ATAGTCATAGATTTTCCCTTTTTTGTTTATTTTAACCATTTATATAAAAAAAAGCAAAAGTATTTAAATGTTACTATTTTTAATAAAATATGCAAAAAAATCAAAAAAAATCGAAAAAAATTGAAAAAATTGCTCATTTAAGGGGATTGGAATCAGAATATGTTCCTCATGCAGAAACATCTCCAAATTATAAATCTATATTCACAAGTGAAAAAGGGACAGATATAAACACTTTATATAATGTTGTGAAAACAAGTCCTGAAGTTTCTGGTTGCATCAATGCGATTGTTGAGGATATTATGGCTGATGGTTGGAGATTTATTGGTGCAAAATCTCCTGTTGTGAATGCAACAAAATTCCAAATAGAATCAAACTTTTTTAGAGTTCTTACAAATGCTCTAATTGATTTATTGATTACTGGAAATGCCTATATTCTGAAATTAGCAGTAAGAGAAGAAGAAATCAAGAATGTTATGGTCAGTTTATCAAAAAGTCTTGCAGAGAAATATGGGGTTAAAATGACTAAAAAAATCATTGGCAAGGTTGTAAACCAGCCAGAGTTTAAAAAGCCAAAAGATTTGCAGTTATTAAAATCTGGAACAGTTTCAATTAATTTTGATGAAACTGGCAAAGTAATCAGCTATCAGCAAAAAGTGCAGTCAAATACAAGAATATATCCTGCAGAAGACATAATTCACCTTTCATTTATGAATATTGGCGGACAGCCATATGGTTTTACTCCTTTAGAACCTTTATTATCTGATATTGGAACTTTAATTTTTGCAAAAGAATTTGCAGGAAAATATTTTGAAAATGATGGAATTCCTTATTTTATGTTTAAGCTTCCTAAAGCAAATCCAGGAGATAGAAATTATAAACTTTTAAAGAAGGAATTAAATGATTTAAATAAAAAAGAAAATAAATATAAAGCAATGGTGGTGACTGGAGAAATTGAGGCAGAGCAGATAAACAAATTTAATAAAGATATGGAGTTTGCCAAATTAATCCAGCATTTCACTCAAATAATTCTTATGTCTATGGGTGTTCCAGCTCACAGAATAAATCTCACAATAGATGTTAGACAGGTAGGAGGAGCAGTAAATAGGGCATATGAGGGATATTATAAAAAGATAGCATTTATGCAGAAAGCAATAGAAAATTCTTTAAACAAGGAATTATGGAAAAAATATTTTAATGTTGAGATGAAATTTAGAAGAACCTACAAAATAGATGAAATGAGAGAAGCACAGATTATCCAAATTCTTACCCAAGTTGGAGCAATAACTATCGAGGAAGCAAGAGAAATGATGGGATTAGACCCTCAAAAGCCGAAAGGCACAGAACCAGTAGCAACAGGAGATAACAATGCAATTAATTTCAGGCAGGATAAAAGGAGAGAACAGGGAGTAGAACAAATACCAGACAACACAGACAACAAAGTTAAAGGAATATCTGATGCTATTGAGGTTAGCTGGTCTAAATTTAGGAGAATTGTAGAAAGCCATGTAGGTTATGGCAGATTTGACCAAGCAAACATAGTTTATATTGAAACTAATGAGGAATTTATCTTATTTTTCACAGGGAAACAATGGACCTACAAAACAAGAATACCAAAAAGTGAGATAGATGAAGAAACATTCATAGTTGAAAATCTTTCTAATGCTGTTAAAATCAAATTATAGTTTATATAAAATTAGCAAAAGTTATTTAAAAAGTTATTTCTTCTATAATTCATGCCAGTACCAACTCCGCAACAAGGCGAGGAAAGAAATGATTTTATTAGCAGGTGTATTAGTACAATGAAAAAACAAGACCCAAATAGGGATGATAAACAAATTCAAGCAATTTGTTATGATACATGGAGAAAAAAGAGAAAAAGTTTTAAATTTATATCTCCAATCACGAAAGCGTGGAAAGAGCCAATAACAGAAAAAGGAAAACAAATTGGGGAACACAGATTAATGGAAGTCACAATAAGTGGATTAAAAGAAGATAGGGATGGTGAAATGATGTCCCAAGAAGCGATTAATCATATGATAGAACAGATTAAAAGTCAAACAATAGGCTTTTTCCCAAATCATGGGGAAATGCTGCCATCTGGAGAAAGAATATATAAATGGCAGGATATGATGGGAGTATGGGTTGATGCTTACCAGGAAGGACCTCATTTAAAAGCAGTAGTTAGATTAAACAATTCACATCCAGAAGCAGATTTATTCTGGAAATATGCTGTAGAAGAAAAAATGCCTTTGGCATTCAGTATTGGGGGAAAACCATTAGAAGAACCAAAAGAAATTGAAATTGAACAATCAGAAAAGGTTGAATTAGAAAAAGCAAGAGGAGAAGGAATTGGTGCTGGTGGTGAAAGGCAAGGAGATGGCGGAGCAGATATATGCAAATGCCCTAAATGTGGATACACAATTAAGCATGAAAAAGGAACCCCCTGCCAAGAAATAAGTTGTCCGGAATGCGGAACAAAAATGGTTGGGACCCAAAAAAGTGTAAAAGGGAAAATAACAAATTTTGAAGAAAAAAGAAAACAATTAGGAATGTCTGTTGAGGAATTTTATGCAATTCCAAGAGACCCACCAAGTTCAAGCAAACTGCCTATATTTGATGAAGCACATGTCAGGAATGCGATGGCAAGATTTAATCAGGTTCAGGGAGTTTCAGAAGAAGAAAAAAGAAAAGCATATAGAAAGATTTTGGCAAGAGCAAAAAAATATGGAATAGACACATCTGGATTTGAAGAAAGATATGGTTAAAATGAAAAAGAAAAAGAAAGTAAGAGTTTATGGGAAAGTTGATTTAATGGAAATATCAGTTGTGGGTATCCCATCATATCCTTATGCCCACTTAAATTATTCATCTTCACTTGTCAAGGCACTGCATAGTGCTTTTGACAAACCTAACCTAAATTTAAATGTGAAAAATATGTCAGAAGAAGAAACACAGACAGAAGAAGAAGGATCCACTGAAGCTGAAGAATCTGCTGAAGCAGAAGCTGAAGCAGAAGAACCAGAAAAACCAGAAGAAACAGAAGAAGAAAAACAAGAAGCTTCTGAAGAAGAATCTAAAGAGGATATTTCTGAAGAAGTTGAAAAACTTGTTTCAATAGCTGTTACTAAGGAATTGAAGCGATTAAGTGAAGAAAAGAGAGGATTAGTAGATAAAGGGAAAATCCAGGAATTATGCAAAAAAGCAGAACCTGGAGAATTGGCAATGGCTTTGGGGCTATTCCAAGTGCCTGAAACATATAAACTACCTTGAAAATGGCAGATATAATTAAAGCACTAAGAGAAGCAACAGGAAGCGAGGGTGGTTATTTGGTTCCAGAGGAATTTTCAGCAAGATTATTGGAACTTATACAGGCAAAAACAGTTTCGTTGCAGGATCTTGAGCAAGTCAAGATGAATGCACAAGTTATGTATATTCCAAAAGTAACTGCTGGATCAACTGCCTATTGGGTAAATGAAACAGGAACTATAACTGCTTCACAGCCAGAATATGGCAGAATAACACTGACTGCAAAGAAAGTTGCAGCTTTGGTAGAAGCTTCATCTGAAGTCCTTGAAGATGCAAATGTTTCTATGGCTAATCACATTGTTGACCAAATGGCAACTGATATTGCTTTAGAGGTTGATGATGAGATTATAAATGGAACAGGCGGAACTTTTGATGGACTTAGATATACAGGAAGCTTTACAAATGCTGTAGATGCAGGAGATAGTGGTACTTTGGGTACAGGAGCTACAAGTGCGGCTAACATAAGTCTTACTGTAGTTTCAAAAGCAATAACAGAAGTCCTTAAAGACAACCATGAACAACCAGATGTTTCTTATTGGAATCCAAGAACAGTTGGGAGCTTAATGCTTTTAACAGATAGTTCAGGGAGACCAATGTTAAATCAAGAAACATGGGGAAGTCCTTTGTTAAGAGAAGGTGTAATGTACACACTTTACGGAACAAAGGTAAGGTCATCAACACAAATGCCAATAAACCTTTCTTATGGAACAGGTTCTGGAGAAACTACTTGTGCAGATGCACTTGTTGGTAAATCCAAAATGTTTGGTATTTATGGAAACAGAAGGGGATTTATATGGAAAACAGACTATGTTATTGCAAGTGATAAGTATCAGTATCAAACCACTATGAGAGCAGCTTTCAGTGTAAAATATCCTGATGCTTACTGTCTAATCCGTGCTATAAAGGACTAAAATTTTAATTTAATTTTTTATTTTTTTTTATTTTTTTAATTTGGAATATCGAAGATGCCTTTAAATACCTCACACGAAGTGTGGAAAACTCTTGGAAAGGATGCCTATAGTAAGGTGCGTTCCGAGATAGTAGGAACAGGCGATGGGACTACTTCTGTCTTTGATTTAGACCACGATAATGTTATTTCTGGTTCTGAAACAATCTATACTGGTGGGACAACTGCTTCTGTTACTATAAATTATGATGATGGAAAAATTACTTTTAGTTCTCCACCCCCAAGTTCATCTGAAATTACTGCAGACTATGATTATGCAGATGTTCCAGACAGCGTAACCCAAGACATATTAGATAAGGCATATAATTTTCTTACAACATCTACTGGAAGAACATTTACTACTGGAAGTTCAACAGAATATATTGATGTTGGAAATAAGGAAGATGAGTTTTTTTTATCAAATTATCCAGTCACCTCAATAAATTATGTTTCATGCAATACTGCAAGTTCTGTTACAGATACTCCTGCCTGGAGTGCTTCAACAGAAGGAGTTGGAAATGATTACTTGCTTTATTCAGACGAAGGAAAAATAAGATTTATAGACAATCATCCATTAAAAGGTCCAAAAAGAATTAAGGTTGATTATGTTTATGGGGTTGAAAATTTAGGTTTAGCAAAAGAATTGGAATTGCTTTTGGCTCAAAGGCAAATGATAAATTCTGCTGTTTATAAATCTATATTCAAAGGATATGATAATTTTACCCCTGTTCGTCTCGATGAGATTGAAAATAGAATAAATGAACTAATGTCTATGTTAAGAAAACAAAGTATGGATGTTGTTCCTGATTAAAATGTCTTTGACGAAGTCAAACTTGTATAGTGAAGGATTTAGTATTTGGAATTCTTTTTTGAAAAATAATATTACAGACCCAAGAGGGAGATATAAAGATGATTGGATACATGCAAGTATGCCAAACATTAATTCAAAGGGTTTTTCTGGGTATCCTTTTATTATTTTGAGCATTAATATAGAAGAAGATAATAATTCTTTTGATGGAGTTATATCTCAAAAAATATTCAGAATTTTAATTTCTGTATTTTCAGATGAGGCAACAGATGTAGATAGTATTTCAAACTCAATATATAATAGTATAAAAGATGAAACAAAATTAACTGAATTTAAAGTTATTAGATTGGATTCAAGCAATTTTAATTGGGATTTAGATAAGAATGGGAAAAAAATAATCTTTAGGGATATTGATATAATAGCAAGGAGTAGAATATGATTCAAATAAATGTAAATGCACAAAGAGCAATAAGGAATTTAGATAGGTATGCAGAAAGAATAAAAAGCATAAAAGATGATGTTTGGTTTATAGGTGAATCTGCAAAAAATAGATTAAAAATAAAATTCCCAGATTTAAATATATTCGGGAAATTCCATCCCTCTGAAATTTCCTATTTTATCATAATTGAAACTGGACAAGGAAAATTTAAATGGATATTTTGTCCTAAGTGGCACACATATTTTAAAAGGAGTGTTGGTCAAACTACTGGGCAAGAAATGAGGTCTAACATTCCGGAATTAAATTCCACTATTAAGAAAGAAACTGAAAAAATCTTTAAGGAATTAATTAAAAGGATTAATTCAAAAATTAAATATCTTTCATATTAACGAAATGATTGAAATGGTAATGAAAATTTAAGGAGAAAAAATGGCTATATCAACAAATAAAGCATGGTACAACAAATGCTTTGTGAGTGTTGCTCAAAAAAATGGAAGTGAAGTGCAGTTAACTGCAAAAACAACCAACCTGCAAATTACAGGAATGAACTTTGATTTAGAAAGTGTAGATACATTCAAGGGGCAAATAAAAAGACCTGGAAGAAGGGAAGACATAGAAATAACTTTTGAGGGAATACCTACTGGAGTTCAGTCATTTGATTGGATTTTTCATGGTGCAACAAGTTCAGCAACTTCAATAACTACAAGCACTATAAAGGATTACAGAATTACTTTCCTTTGGACAGACCAGACAGGAATTACTTCAGCAACTCAAGCAATAGATACCTCAAGTGAAGCATACAGGCATATTTATGCAGAAGCTAATTGCACTGCATTAGAGTATGAGATGGCAGCAGGAGAACATTTGAGAGTTCCAACATTTACTTTCAGATTAGCTTATGAAGATGATACTGGCAGTTTGAATTGGAAGAAAGAAGAATGCGATACTTCATCAGCATTATCAGCAGTTCCAGCTTACACTTCAGCAGTTAAATTTTAGTATATATCAATATATACAATATATACTTTGGAAGAAATAGAAAATCAAATAAGGACAAGCTTTAAAGTAACGAATATCCCAGTCGGAGAACTAAAAAAATTCAAGAAATTGTGTGATAAAGAATTTGGAAATGTATATTGGGTTGGAATTGTGCAATTAATGAAAATCAAAGAAGCATATGAATCATTATTAAAACTTTTGGACGAACCAAAAGAAGAAAAAACAAGAACATTTCAAGATGAGTAAACTAAACTCTTTAATTGGAAAGCCGAAGACTTTCAAGATTGGTGGAATTGAACTTGAGTTAAAACCAAGAACAATAAAAGACATAGATGTGATAAATCGGTTCGCAGAACCAGAAACAAGAGGACAAGCAATGAGGGAATTAATTGTATCCACATTGAAAGAAGCTGTCCCAGATGCAACTGATGAAGAAATAGACAGCATATCTTTTAAGTATTTTCAGGAATTAACAGAAGCAATTCTTGAAGTTAATGGCTTTAAAAATGTTAAGCAATAAAATTGAAAGTTTAATAGGAAAAAAGAATGAAAATATAGCAGAGCTTATTTATCTGCTTATGAGATATTTACATCAGCCATATTCAGAAATATTAAAAATTCCTTTGCCTTTGGCACAAGAATTAATTAAATTATTTGAAAAAGAGGCAAAAGAAGCAAGGAGGAAGAAATAATGCCGCAAGAAGATGTAATAATAAGGATTAGAGCAATAGATGAAGCAACACAGAATATAACAAAAATTTCAGCTGCTTTAAAAGAGCTTCAGCAGCCGTTTGTGGATTTAAATGATGGAATTAAGAGAACAACTATAATAACTCAAAAATTCAATGATGGAATGGAGAAGGGAGCTGGAAAAACAAGAAGATTTAGGGGGGAATGGTTGAGTTTGATGTTTGCTGGAATGGCTTTAGACAGGGTATTTGGAGGATTAGTTAGAAACCAATTAACATTATTTGGGGTTTCTGAAATGTTAAGTCAGGCTTGGACAGTAGTTTTGCTCCCAGTAATGGAATTAATTGTTCCACTCCTATATAAGCTTTTAGATGCTTTTATGAATTTGCCACCAGATATGAAGATGACTATTGGGGTTTTTGTTTTATTGGGAGCAATTTTTGGGAAAGTTTTAATGAGTCTTGGTATGCTTGTATTAGCATTAGAAGGAATAGCAGTAGTTTTTGGAACTACTTTTGGGGGAGCCATAGCCATTGTTGGTTCATTAATAGCTGTTTTTGCTGGTATTGGGTTGATTGTAGCTGGGGTTGTTAATATAGTCAAAGGAAAATTAGAAGGAATTGGATTAGTAATTATGGGTATTGGAGCAATTTTATTATTATTTATTGGTTGGTGGGCATTAATTCCTATTGCTGTGGGGGCGGCAGTTTATTTTATAATCAAAAAATGGGATAAAGTAAAGGGATTTTTTATAAAGGTATTCACAGTTATTAAAGATTTTTTTAAGAAATGGATTATAGATAAATTTAAAGAATGGATTTCATCTTTATGGGGTTGGATAAAAAATCTCTTTAATAAAATAAAAAGTTTTATTACAGATAAACCTAAAGAATGGATTTCATCTTTATGGAATTGGATAAAAAATATTTTTAATAAAATAAAAAATTTCATAATTAGATATAATCCTTTTAGGGGGTTATTTGATATTGGAAAAAACATATTTGGATTTGGCAGAAGGTTGTTTGGATTTCAGGGTGGGGGATTAGTCCCAACAACAGGTCCATATATTCTCCATTCTGGAGAGAGAGTAATTCCTTCTGGCAGAGCTTCATCAGTAGTTGTTAGTCCAACATATAATGTTTATGTGCATGATAAGTTAGAATTAGAAAGAGTTTTAAAGGCAAATAACGATAAATTAGTGCAAGAAATAAAGAGGCAAATTCCAATATGACAGACAACATAACAATAAGCAAAGGTGGAATAAGTGTTACAATACACACTCTTGAAATTAATGATAATTATAAAAATACTCTCATAAGTTTTACTCCACCACAGCCAAAAGAAAAACAAGCAACTGGTCCAAAAACAACAAAAGTTATAGATTTATTAAGAATTACTCATTCAATGAAAATTGACGGGGTTTTAACCAACGATACAGATAGAAATAATTTAATAACTATTGCTAAAGGGGCAAATACTCGCGGTGGTCCATGTTCAGTTACTTATGAAGGTTATCCAGGGTCTCCATTGAGTATGTTTTTAGAAGATTTAACTATTACAGAAGTGGCAAGAGAAAAAGATGCAATATCAGGAAATTATAAATATTCTGTTCAATTTCAATTAATAGAAGGCACATATGTAGGATGAAAAGAATTTATTGGGAAACTATAAAGAAATGGGCGATTAATGCAGGGATACCTATAGGAATTGTGGGATTTACTTTGCTTTTTATGTATCTGAATTATTTGGGTCTTATTAATGTTACAGGATATTCAGGAGATTCAGTTTGTGCAGGAACATTAGAAGATCCTTGTTATGCTTATATTAATTTTACTGTTAAAGAAGATTTATTTATTTATCCTATTGGATATGACCCATATGGAAGGGATACTCCCTTTTATACAGATAAAGCACTTAAAGAATGGAAGATTTATAGAAAATGGGGTGCTGGTTGGAGAGAAATAGATTTAACTGATACTTGCAAAGGAACTTGGTGTGGTGGCAAGTATGGAGTAACAGATAATAAATATTCATACGCATTTAGAAAAGGAAAAGATTATCAGATAAAAATTGAAGCTTATAAGGAAAATGCTTTTGAGGATATTAAATGGGGATTTGGACCTGTAGATCCTGTCTGGAAAGGACTTGATTGGATAATTGAAGATAATTCTGTTTATATTAATGATTCTAAAGTTTTCATTTCAGTAACTCCTCATACAATTTATAGTTCTGATTACATCCAAATTGATTTTATGAGCAAGGTTTATTCTGGGGATATAGATTTCTTAATTGGTTTTGCAGATGAAATAAAACCAAGTAAGGCTGAAATTTATTCTCCTCATTATATTAACAAAACAAGAAATCTCACTTGCAATTATGATTTTGGTTATATTTTAATTCCTGAAAAGAGAGCATGGTGTTTTTACAATGAGAATGGAACTAAAAGTTATATTTTTAATCATACTTTTGAATGGGGTTCTATACAGGAAAAGACAATCTATTGGAATGAAACAACTTATAAAGAATGGAAATCATTTAAAAAGTTTAAACATATTAACTATGACTTTCAGGGAATAAATAAATGGTATTATTTATCTAATGTTCCTATACAAACAAATCACTATTATTCAATAAGAAGTTATTTAGAAGTTCCTATCAATTCAAAAGGAAAATATTGGATTGCTTTAAAACCTTCTGATGAAACTTTGCAAGAAGCAATCCAAAATAATCATCTTTATTATCTTGACCCCTGGTATAATTCCTCTTTTAATTACAAAAAAGAAATTAATATTATAGAACTTAGTGGAAAGGATTTATATCAATATTCAATTAGACTTAATGTTACAAAAGAAAGTGGCATGAGGTCTGATTATGGCGATTTAAGATTTGTAAATTCAACTGAAACAGGTGAATTAAGTTATTGGATTGAAAATTTTACTGATGATTATGCAATAGTTTATGTTAAAATTCCTAAATTAACTGCCAATATAAATACTACAATTTATATGTATTATGGCAATGCTGGAGCAACTTCAAAATCTAATGGGAATGATACATTCATTTTCTTTGAGGGTTTTGAAGATGGTGATGCTTCTGATTGGTCTTCAATATTTGGGTCAGGAACTATGACTGCTACAACTGATATAGCAAGAACAGGAAACTATTCTGGAGAATTATATTCTACTTCCAATAATGTTAGAGGAAAATCATTAGGTTATACTTTTTCAGGAACTACAAATCCCGCATTAGGATATAGTTTTTATAAAATTTCTGGAACACCTGATTCTTCTGCTCAAGTTAGTGAAACTTCAGGATATGATGTATCAAAAAATTCTATGAATCAAGGAATGGCAGTTCCAGACAATATGATAAGTTATAGAGATTCTTCTTCATATAAAGGTTTTAGAGATATGAATATTAATATATTTTATAAAGTAGAAATGAATAATATTAATTATGCTACAGACACTTATGATATTTATATAAATGATGTTTTAAATAAAACATTAGCAGATTTTAGAAATGATGTAAGCACTGGAGCTTACTTTCAAATATTTACTTCTACTGGTGATTATCTTTACATAGATAATATTTATATAAGAAATTGGACAGACCCAGAACCAAACTATTCATTTGGTCCAGAGCAATCAACCAATCCACAGATAGGTTTAGAGATAATATCCCCTTTAGGAAACATAAATGTTGTTCAAAATCAGTCTTTTAGTGCAATAATTAATGTAACTTGTTTGCAGGCTGATTGCGGTGAGATAAATGTGAGTTTGGACCCTTCAAATATAAATTTAACTGCAGGAAATATAACAGAAGATGGATATGTCCAGCTGACTTTTGAATGGGAAAGAGATACAACAAGCACAGAAATTTTAGCAAGTGATTCAGGAGACCAGTACGGATTTATAGAATTTGACACTTCTGCAATTCCAGATGGAGCAACAATAAATTCAGTAAAACTCAGGATTTATGCAGACAATCCAATTCCAGCACCGCAGGATTTATATATCAAGAGCATGTCTGGAAAGAAGTTGTCAGATTATTCTAATGATGATTCTGGAAATGAAGATTTAAAAAATGACATAATAGGAGCAAGTTCAATAGGCTCTGAAAGTTTGTCAGCTTCTACTGCAGAATGGGTTGAAATCACATTAGATTCTAATGCAGAAACTTATCTGCAAAACCAGTTAGGAGATGATTAAACAGCTGACTCTTATGTTGAAGTTGGAGCTGAAGATGGCTCAAATGACCCTGTCTTGATTGTTGAATATGAATCTGCAGAAGGAGGGACAAAAGGTTTAATTTCAACAACAATAGGAGATACTCCTTTCTACACAAATGAATCAAATCCAAGAAGCATAACTTTAAATAAAGATGAATCCCAAATAATTACTTTCTGGGTAAATGCAACTGGAGATATAGGGGATAGTTATGAATTCTTTGCATATGCAAATGTAACTTCTGATATGTCTATAAGCAATTATACAAGCAGTTGGAATGTTAGTATTACAGCACCACAAAATATATTTATTCAACACAAAAATGTAGAATTAGGAACACCAAACAACATTAATTATACTGATACTGGAACATTATGCTTAAATATTGACCATCCAGAGGGGGGAATTTTTTGCGGCAATAATTTTGCTAATGCAACTGTAAATATCACTTATTTCAGACGAAGTCTATTTAATGATTCTAAATCTTATCAAAATATTTCATTTAATAGCAACAATAAAACTATCTATATTAATGCACATCAATATGATGAAGTAATCTCATTATCATTGAATTTAACTGCATATGAATCAAATAATTCTTATCCCCAAGATGTTAAAATTTATGTTAATGGTTCATTAAGCAATGTAATTGGAGATATGACTTCCTCTGGCGGAGAAGTAACTAAATTAAGCAATGGAAATTCTTCAGAAAAAATTGCAATGAGAGGGGCAACTGAAACAAGATATATTAAACTTCCAAAAAATGCCAATATAAATTCTGCTGTTTTTAATATTAGTGGGTATGTTTCAATTAATGGCACTTGTTATCAGGAGACTGCAAATGAATCTACAAGTTGTGGGGGGGTAAATAGTGGAAATTATGTTTTTAAAGATAGTGAAAAGTCAATGTATATTAATTATACCCGGATAAATAACACTGGTCTAATAATTTGGCAAGTCAAACATAGTAATTATACAATATATAATGTGACTATCCCTTCAGGTTGTGATAAAAATACCATTGTATTTAGATTTGAAACAGGGAGAATTACAGGAGCAGTAGGAAGTTGTTATAGTTCTTCTTGGACTGTTTTAACAAAGGCTTCAAATTGGACAGGGTGTATGTATGTTGATAAAAGTTATGATGCTACAAAAAATCTTTATGATGGAGATTGGGATAGTTTGGCATTTCAAAATGGGGATGGGTGGGTGAATAATTCAGATTTAGGGATTTGTCCTAATCAATTTTGGGCACATATTTATGAAGAAGCAATTATATGGGATATAAGACCCCCTTTAAACCCATATATAGAAGTAGGAATTTCTGATGGAGATAGAGAATGGAATTATAGTGGGATATATAATATTTCCACAACAATTCAATCTGAAGATTTCAGTAGTGAAATTAATAGTTATCTTGCAAATTGTTCAGAAGATGATGAAGGAAATTGTTTAGTCCCAATTTATTTTTCTTCTGATAACCAATATGGAGAATTATATATAAAAGATATTGCAATTACTTATTCATATGACATAAATCCCGTACAAATAGATACAGACCTAATTTCAAACTTTTTAAGCGAATCATCAAATAATACCCAAATTCCAATAACAATAGAGAATTCAGCAAATGGAACTCTCTATATAGATGACCTTAGATATGATTATAGAGGTGGAAATTCTTCAATACTTGTTTGGGCTTATGAAAATTCTACTCCAGAGAACAATCAAACAGACTCTTTCTATGTTTATTATTCTAACTGGAATTATAGTTTTCCTCAATTTGTATATTATTTAGAATTTATCCCAACAACTCCCACAACAAAAAATGTAACTCCTTATGGTCAAACACCAAACAGACCAATTCTTAATTTTAGTTTTTTAAATTATGGTGGAAACATGAACTTTTCAATTTATTTAAACGAAACCCACGAATGCGTGAATTTAACTGCAAGCACTACAAATAGTAAGGATGATGGATTTTTACTTAACAATAGTTGGACAACATTATTCACAAATAAGAAATATCTTGAAAATCAGGGAATTTGGCTGTGGGCAGACTATTCGTGCAGTTATTCAACTTGGAGAGAATGGGTTCCAGACCTATATCTTAGAGGTTGCTGTGTTAATTGCGCATGTTCGGAGGATATTTAAAAATGCCTGTAAGAAGTTTAAGGAGAATCCCAGTTTATACATGGATTCCCCCAACAGAAGGAGTAATTTATAAGATAACTGTAAATGATGAAGATATAACAGATGAAATTCTTTCAGGAGAAATTGCAAATTCAGCAACAGAAAAAATAGGGTCTTTCTCTTTTACTTTATCCAATGCTTCAGAAACCTACACAAATAAATGGTCTGGGGGGGAGATAGTTAAATTTTATGCAGATTATGGCTCAACAGCTTCAACTTTAAGATTTAGAGGAACTATAGAAAAAGTTTCTTACAACTCAAATAAAGTAACTTTAACAGGCAGAAGCTATCCCCAATTATTAGAAATCACAGTAACAAAAAGCTATTCAGGTATGACTGCAGATACAATTTTAAAAGATTTAATTGATACATATTTGACTGGATTTACTTATTCGAATGTAAATTCATCAACAAACTATTTGGTTATTAATTGGTATCAAAAACCTTTTTGGGATTGTGTAAAGGATATATGTTATGCTTCTAATTTTGATTGTTATGTGGATTCAAACCAGGATTTTCATTTTTTTGAAGTAAATTCTATTAAAAATTCTACTGAAATTGCTGTTCATGATTATAATATTCTTGAAGTTGGAGATTTTGGCAGGGACTTGTCTGCAATAAAAAATAAAATAATAATTTATGGAGCTAAAGTAGAAGATTTGCCATTAATATATACAAAAAAAGATGATGATTCTATTGCTCAATATGGAGAAAAAGAATTAGTTATAAATGACCAAAATATTACTACAATCCAGCAAGCTCAAGAGAGAGTAGATTATGAGTTATCTTTTAATAAAGACCCCCCAATAGTGGGAGATGTTACTTGCATTGGTCTGCCAACACTCCAGCCAGGAGAAAATATTAGAATTTCTGCACCATATGATAATCTTCCACCAGCTTATTATAAAATTATATCTTTTACTCATGAATTTGGGGATTTTTTTAAAACAACTTTAAATATAGAAAAAGAAGGTTCATCAATTCCGAGAATTATCAGCAATAGAATTAATGCAGAACAAAAATTAGCAGATATGCCAAACCCAAATGAAATGAATTATTCATGGAATTTTGACTTTAATACAGATTCTGGAACCCATTCAAGCACAGAAATTGTTGATGGATATTTGCATGCCACTTCAAGTCCTGGAACATGGATTAGTGAAACCAACACTACCCAAGATAATGTGTCTGCAGTTGAAATTCGTGTTACTGGAGATAATTTAAGCGGGGTATCTTATTATGCTTCAGTAGATGATGGAGTTACTTGGTATAATCTTACATTAAATACGCAAAAAAATGTAACTCCTGGAAACTTTTTAAAAATTAAAGTTGTTCTTACTGATACAACAACAAAAATAGATAGTTTGGCGTTATTATATAAAACATAGTTTATATAAAATTAACAAAAATAATATAAATACTTAAACACTTCAAATAAAATGGCAAATAATGGGTGTGCATATGGCAGAGAAACGAGGCAGATGGTTAAGGATATCCGAGAGGACATAAGAGAGATAAAAGATAGATTAACTGATTTATCTAACCATTATTCTAAAAGAATTCCCCCAATTATCTCTGCAATTATCGCTTTTTTAACTACAATTATTGGTGTGCTAAGCACAATCATATTCACCTTATTAAAAAGTTCATAATGGCAAAAAAAATCAGCAAAACTAAAATTGGTGCAACCCTTATAGGACTTGGAGTTATTTTAGGAGCTTTAGGCAATAGCATATTGGGAAATACAGATTTAACAAATGCAGTAATTGCCATCTTGGAAGGGATTGGGGGGATTTTAACTGCATGGGGTATAAGGGACTGGCCGATTATAAATAAAAAAAGATAAAATGTATGAAGATAAAATATCTGAAATAGAAAAAGCTACTTGGGGTGGTTTGACACATCAAGACCAAAAAGCAATTTTAATTGAACTATATAAAAAATTAGATTGGTTTATGGAAAATATGATTAATGATTATTTAAACCAGAATACAAGAACCATCCTTAAATCAATAAAAAAAGATAATCCCCCTAAAGAAGTAAGAGAAGAATTAGCAAATTATGAAAAGAAACATAAAAATAGAAAGAAAATAATAAAAGTATTGGAGGATTAAATGGCTGATGAGAAGGTTCATATTGGAGATATAGAACAGATTCAACATCATGATTCAGGATATTTAAAAGCTTTAGCTTATGGTAGAACTACTGGGGGGGATTATGTTCCTTTATTATTAAATGATGATGGGAGTTTAGCATGACTTTAGAAAAGAAAAAGGCACCCGCAGATATAATTCAAGATGAACATCATGTTTTAGCAAAAGCTAAAAAAGTCTTACTATATGGGAAAACTACTGGTTCAGACTATGTTCCACTTCAAGTAGGTGATGATGGAAGTTTGGGTGGTTCGAATATTACATTGCAGGATGCTTATGATAATGGTTCTGGGGTAAGAGAAATTAATTTAAACGGAATCAATGCAGGATTGACTATAAATGTGAAATATGAGTCAAGAAATTTAAATTACTTTAAATTAATTTCAGACATAGGAACACCTCTTCTTGAAACATATAGGGACAAATTTACAACTCTATTAAGGTTCAACATAGATAGTAGTGAAAGTAATGCTTCAGTTAGAATAAGGGATGAACATACAGATACAATTTTGTTTCAGTCAGGATATTTTAAGGGTGGATTGAGGAATATGAGCCTTCATTGGGAGCCAATAGATAATAATACATATGACTTAGGAGCTGGCGGTAATTTGTGGAGAGATGTATATGTTGCAGGCAGCCTCAAAGATGGAACTAATTCAATTCCAATAGCAAATATTTTGGATAAAATCAACGGAGGTAAGATAGGCGACCAAACCACAAACTACATAAACTTTTCCTCTACAGGCTCACTCACTTTACACGGAACAGCAAGAGTAACCAGGGATCTATGGATAGATTCAGCAGGAATTAAAGCTCCTGGAGCAAAACCAGCTACAGAAGTATCGTTTGGAGCTTTAGAAACTTCTGCCTGGGAATTTTCTAATGAAGGAGTTGAAGCAAACCAGGAAAGCGTAAGCTGGAGGATTGCCATTCCTTATGACATGGACAGAAGCGAAGCTCCGATAATCAGGATAGGCTGGAGTTCAGCTTCAACTGGAAATGTTAAGTGGCAATTGAAATACAGATGGTTTTCAGAAGACGAGGATTTAACCCAAGACGGAGAGGAAACTCTAACTATTGTAGATGCTGCCTCTACAACTTCAAACGGGTTAGTGCTAAGTGAGGTTACAGGAATTAACCCGCCAAGCAGCACAGACGCAACAATAGCTTTCAAATTAACCAGGCTTTCAGCTGACGCAGAAGACACGATAAACGATTCAGTAGAACTGCATGGAGTATGCTTCAATTATACTTCAAATAAATTAGGCGAGGCATTATGATGGCTCTTGAAAATAAATTAGAAGAAATGAGAGAAAAAGAAAATGCAAGAATCCTAAATAAACTTGAACAACTTTCACCAAAAGAAAAACAAATATATATGAAAGCATATAGTGATGCACTTAATTATGCACACAATTTTTTTGAAGTAAAAGATAGAAATAGAGCAGAAGTTATGGAGGATTACCTACCATAAAGTTTAAATAGTATTGTGAGTTATATATATTAACCTAAATTAAATTTTAAGGAGTGAAAGATGGAAAAACATGTTCAGGGCTTATTGATAGTCCTTGCAATCTTATCATTACTTGTCGGTTTTGCTGTCGGCAATGTGGTAGGACCAAAGACCGAAATTGTTAAAGAAATTCCAGTTGAAAAAGTTGTAACACAAGAAGTAGTTAAGGAAGTTCCTGTTGTAAAAGAAGTAATAAAGGAAGTTCCTGTCACAAAAGAAATAACAAGTGATGAACTTTTGCAAAAAGCAATATCTACTTTTAAAGAAGAAAAGTTAGATGATTTGCAAAAAAAAAAAAATGAAGAATATGACTCAGACCAGATAGAAGTTAATAAAGTATATGACCAATATACAATTAACTTTGACAAAGATAAGCAAGAAGTTGAGTTTAAAATAAAACTCAAATATCTTGATGAAGATGTCGGAGACAAATGTTATGCAACTTACAATGTGGAAGTTATCTTTGAAGAAGATGAAGAACCAATAGTAAATCTTCAATAAAAGCAAATTTTTTTTCTTTTTTTTTCTTTTCTTTTTAACAGAAAAATTTATAAACTATAATTCTTTTATTATATTGAATGCTTGCGTGCCGGGTAAGGGAGATTAACAGGAGACACTCCAAGAGGGTATACGCTATGTGAGCTGCACGCAGAAATCAATTAATTTGCTATCGGACAAATTAGTGTCCCCACTATGTAAGTGTGGCGGCTTCGGTCCGCATGGTATTTAACGGGGTTAAATCTGTGTTAAACTTTGGAAGATAGCCAAATTATGCGATTAATGATGTGTGTATATGATAATAGCCTATATATGGATCCTCCATATCAAAAAAAAGGAAGTGATGGCTATTCACATAACCAAGAATGGGGCATTCTTGAGCCAGAAGTCCAATAGCCATATAGGGAAAGAATAGAAATCCAGATTTTTTTTCAAAAATTTGTTCTTTCTTTATATATATGCAAAATTATATACTCCAACATATATGTTGCAAAATATATTATATATAATAAAAACATTTATATATATGTGTGTATGTGTATATGTATGGAAAAATCATTTTGGACACAACAAAAAAGACTACAAATAATGAATTCTGTTTTATCATGGATTAGACAGGCATATTTTCAAAATAAAGAAGTTGATAAAAGAAAATTAATTTCAAATATGATGTTTGAATTTGGCTGTTCAAGAACCAAAGCATTAGAATATCTCAATATATTAGAAGCTACAAATAAAATAAGCATGACTCAGAAGATTGTTTCTTATATCCCAAAAGAAGGAGATAAAAAAATTGAAGAAGAATTCAATAATCAAATAAATAATATAACAGGAGGTCAAAATGGAAAAAGCAAAAGGGAAAGTTAAATATCTAAAAAAGGATGGAACAGCAGTTTGTATTGAGGTTGAGGGAATTGAACAATGGTTTAATTTGTCAAAATATGTAAAACCAAGTTTTTGCAGGGTTGGAGAGGAATGCGACATTTCTTATGAATTGCAGGATAAAGGAAACCCGGTTTTAAAATATATAACGTGTGGAGGAGTTAAGATGGAAGAAGTAAAGATAGAGAAGGCAAGCGACATAAACAAAATATCTGAAGAAATGATAAGAATGAATGCAACAAAAACAGCAAGCCAAGTTTTTGCAGGCACATCAGAAGTTGATGGGTTTAAGGAACTTGTGAAAGAAGTTATAAATTTCATCAAGACTGGAGAATGGGATTAAAAACTTTGAAAGATATTGAAGATGTAGATTGTTATATTTATTTTGAGGGTGAAGAAACAATAAGAGCAATTCCAGAGTTTAGACTGAAACAAGAAGCAATTAAGTGGATAAAAGAATTAATGCAATTTAAAGATAATAAAGAATATACAAAGGTGTGGCAAGAAGATGGGAAAATTAAAAAATTAGATTTGCATCCAAGAACCTTGATTAACTGGATAAAACATTTCTTCAACATCACAGAAAAAGATTTAAAATGATAGATAAAAAGAAACAAGGAAAAAGAAACTTAGAAAAAGGAAGAAGATTTGAAAATTTAGTAAGAAAAGATTTAGAGAGTAAGGGTTGGATAGTTAGCAGATGGCAGAATAATGTTGATATTAAATGGATTAAATTAGAAGATGAAAAAACATTTAAACAAAGAGAAAATCTACTCAACAAATGTTATAGAGAAGTTAAAATAAATGATGCTCCAACATTATGTCTAAGTAAACTAATCCCAGCAAAACAAGGAAAATTCAGAAAAACAAGCACAGGATTTCCTGATTTTATTGCTTATAAAATACAAAGAATCTATATATCTTTGCCAAAAAATGTAACACAAAAAGAAGCAATCCGGGTAATGAATATTTTTGAAGAGGCTATGAAAAATAATAAAAAAGTTATCGTAACAGACCCTGATGTAGAAATAACTCCTGAAAATATTATAATTGGTATAGAATGCAAAACAAATGGTTATCTGACAAGAGAAGAAAAAGAGAAATGCGAATGGTTATTAGAAAATAAAATATTCAGCAAAATACTTATAGCCTCAAAAGGAAAAAAAGGAGAAATATTATATAAAAATTTTAATTATCTTTATAAAATTTAAATTTGTTAAAATTTGGTAAATGAAAATAATTGATTTAGGAAATTTAGTTATTAAGAAAGACAGAAGAAAATCCAAAAATGAAGGTATAGCAGAGAATTTAGATGTTTATCTTAATGGAGAAGATATTTCAGACCAAGTCAGTGAAATAATTATAAAAATAAAAGCTGGCGAACCAATAAGTTTTACAATGTATAATTATGCCTCCCCTCTACTAAAATGAAAATTAAAGAAATAAAATTAATTTGCAAGAAAGTTTTATTAATCTTTCTTGATAAAACTGGTTGGCAAACCCTATTAAAAAAAAATGAAAACAGAAGAAGAAGTAAAAGAAAAGATTAAGAAATTAATTCGCAAGAAAATGGATTTCCAAGAAAGATTAACAAAACGATGGACAAGATATAATTATGGTTGGCTTAGAGCCCTTCAATGGGTATTAAAAAAATGAGGGAGGTAGCCCCCTATATTAAGAAAATGAAAATAAGCAAATCTCAAAGGTTACAGGAATTAAGAGAATGTTTTATAGAGCAAGACCCCTTAGAAATTTTTAAGGGAGATAATCTTATAGCCTTAGCAGTTCTCGGTGCTTTTGAAGTATTTGATAAAGATTTGATTAGAATTATAGAAAATGATAACTAAACAAACCAAAACAAAAAAACCAGAATTCAATAATGGATTTATTATAGCTATGGCTTTATTTTTAGAACATAAAGATAATTGGCAGAAAACTGAAAGAAGTGATTTAAGACTTTATGGAGCAACAGACCATTTATATGATATGGAAATTCCAGAGAACTTATCAGCAAAGCTAATAAAGAGAATAATAAGATGGAGAGAAAGGTGTTTTCATTATAGATTAGAAAATTTTAAAGATAGTAGGATTACAGATAGTTTGTTTAAAGAAGCAGAACAGATTTTGAAAGCAATAGATGAAGAAGTATTTAAAACTAAAAAAGTAATTATGAGGTATAGATAATATGAAAACTAAAAAACCACAACCTTTGGATTTGGAAGGAATGGAGAATGAAATAGTAGAAGGAATTTTTGATATAATAGAAGATGGATTAACATACTTCTACGAGCAAGTAGGACTAAGTAAGTTAAGAGATATTCCATTCAATACATTTGAATGTAGCCTTTTCTTAGAAGAATATCTAAAAAATAAGGACAAAAAACAATTTCTAAAAAGAAAAATATCTAAATTAAAACAATGCCTCAAATCAGCATGTGAGTTTTATTTGAGATATAAAGACAAGCCAGAGTTGCTGATAAAAGAACATTCTGAATATAAGAAAGAATTATCTTCAAATCTATTACCTATATACAAATTATCTTATTGGGAGCGATTAAAATACAACGAATGGCTCTTCAAACTCACATTTAAAGATGTTTTTAAGGAAAAATGAAAACTAAAAAACTAAAAATTCAAATGAATGGAAGACCAGATGAATTTCAAACTCCCGAGCATGCAGTAGATATTTTAGTTCCTTATCTTAAAAGAGCGAACATAAAAATTATCTGGGAATGTGCAATAGGGAAAGGTCTTTTAGCAGATGCTTTAAATAAAAGAGGTTTTTTTATTATAAAAATTTATGGAGATTTTCTTAAAATAACACCTCATGATGATTTTGATTGTATAGTAACAAATCCCCCCTATTCAAAAAAAGATGAATTTTTAGAAAAAGCATACCAAATGGGAAAACCTTTTGCTTTTCTATTGCCTTTAACAGCATTAGAAGGAAAAAGAAGGCAGAAGTTGTATAAAAAATATGGAATTCAATTAATAATCCCAAATAAAAGAATAAACTTTATTACTCCCTCTGGAAAAGGCTCTGGAGCCTGGTTTCAGACAGCGTGGTTTTGTTGGAAATTAAATCTTCCTCAACAATTAAATTTCGTGGAGGCAACATGGTAACAAATACAAAAAAACTAATCTCAAACTTGAAGAAGGAGATTGAGAGAATTAATAATCAACCAAGCATTTCTGGAGGACATAAAGTTAAATGTCCCATTTGTATGAAATATATAAAACATTACACAAGTAAAGTTTCTGTTGTGTTAGATAGAAATTTTGGTCTAAATCAAAAAACAGGCTTATATAAATTCAAGAAAAAAACAATTAATTCTTTTCATCCAACTTGTTATGATAATTTAAAACAAGCACAACTCAAATTTGCAGAAAAATTAATTAAAGCAATTAAGGAAGATATTAAATCAATTAGAAAAGATAAGAGCATACTTACTGATTATGAAAGATTGGATATTATAGGTCATATTTTAGATGAGGCAATCAAATGACAAAAGAATTTAATTTAAGCGAAAGAAGAAGGGTTTTTAAAGAAGGAGAAGAAGTATGGACTGATGAAATTTTACTTGTAGAAGATGTAAAAAAGTTTATTAGATTAGAAACAAAATTAATCAATGACTTAATTTCAGAGGAGATTAGTAGTGGACAATTTTGGAATAAAAGAGATAAATTAGCAGGAGATAAACTAACATGAAAAAATATAATAGGAATGTTAAAAAATGTGAATTGTTTGCTATTCAAACAGATAAAGGTTTCCTTTTTACAGATGCAAATGGAGATTTTTGGCTTGGTGGAAGCCCATCTGGAATTGGACTGGCAATATTCTTTACAAAAGATGAAGCAAATGCTTTCCGTAGAAGAGCAAAAAGAAAGAGACCTGATTTATTTGAATGGACTAAAATAGTTAGGTGTTGGGTAGTTACCCCTACTCTTAAACAAAAGATTATGAAGGAGATGCTAATCAAACAAAAAGCAGGAGAAAAACTTATGAGGAATTGAGAAAATGAGTAAAAAAATAAAAGAAATCTTGGAAGGTAAAATTATCCTTGATGTTGCTTGTGGACCTAAACTATTTTGGTTTAATAAGAATCATCCAAAGGTTTTATATAATGATATAAGGATTAGAAAGAAAGGGTATAATGATTATAGACCAAATATGGATATAATACCAGATACAAATTTTGATTTTAGAAATCTTCCATTTTTAGATAAATATTTTAAATTAGTTGTTTTTGACCCTCCACACATATTTTCAAGAGGAGAGAATTTTAGAATGGTTAAGACTTATGGTTATTTGAACAAAAATACTTGGAAAGAAGATATTAAGAAAGGTTTTGATGAATGTTGGAGGGTTTTAGACGATTATGGGGTTTTAATTTTTAAGTGGAATGAAACATCCATAAAAAAGAAAGAAGTTTTAGAAGTGATAGAAAAAAAACCGCTTTTTGGTCATCAAATTTTAAGTAAAATACCAACACATTGGTTTTGTTTTATGAAAATACCAGAAAATGAGTAAAACCTACTATAAAAATTTAGAAGAATGGAAAAAAGCAGGAAAACCTATAAACTCAATAGTCTGTTGTGATTGTATTGAAGGATTAAAAGAAATACCAGATAATTATGTTGATTTGGTTGTGACTTCGCCACCTTATAATATTGGAGGAAATAATATGATTTCTTATGAAAGAAACAAAAGAAAATCAAAGTCAAAATATCTTAATTATGATGATAATATGGATAAAGAAGAATATTTCAATTTTTTAAAGAAAGTGATTTATCAATTATTAAGAATTGTAAATAAATATTCCTTTTTCAATATAGCACCTTTGAGTAATAATAAAGATGCTGTATTTAAGTTAATGGGATTATACTATAATAAAATCAAGGAAATATTAATATGGAATAAAAAGTATGGGGTTCCCGCAATAGAGAAAGGAGTTCTTAATTTTGCTTATGAATTTATAATTGTATTTTCAGAAAAAGAAGGCGACAAAAGAAAATTTAATTTTTGCAATTTTGAAAGAGGTAAAATAAATAATGTTTTTGAATTTAAAAAAAGATATAAAGAAGAACAAATTAAAGAACATAACGCAGTATTTCCTTTAGAATTACCAACAAAACTTATGAAGATGTTCTCAAACCCAAATGATTTAGTATTAGACCCATTCTTAGGTTCAGGCACAACTGCAGTAGCCTGCAAAAGATTAAATAGAAACTTTTTAGGTTTTGAAATAAACCCAGATTACTGCAAAATTGCAGTAAAAAGATTAGAACAGGAAAATATACAAACTTGGATAAAATGAGAAAATATTTATTTATAAGAGCAAAAAATTTAAAAGATAAAGTGAAAAAAGTAAGTGAAAGTGAGAATCAAGCATTTTTTGAATTAAATTTAACTGAAGTATCCCACATAATAAGAATTTATTACAAAAAAAACAAATTAAATTTCAGCTGCACATGCCCCCATTATTCAATTCAAGGAAGAATATGCAGCCACATATTAGCATGTTTAAATTATATGATAGAAAATGCCAACTGAAAAACAAAAAAGAGTTTTAAGAGAATTAGTAAAATTCAAATGTGAATTATGCAAAAAACATGAAAAAGAATGTGGAAAATTAGAACCCCACAGAATTTTAAGAGGTTATGCAGGCGGAGAATATATCCCCAGAAACATTTTAATGATATGCAAAAAATGCCATAAAGCTCTCCACCAATATGAATTTAAATGAAAGGCAAATGTAAAATATGTGGGAAAAGAAAAAAATTAACAAAACATAGTCTACTTGGCAGTCACAGACCCCCTTATATTTATATTTGCAGAAACTGCCACAACAAAATTCATAATATAAAAAAATATGATAGAAAATGGAAAAAATCTCGCAACAGGAAATAGAAGCAGAAAGGTTAAAAAAAAGAGCCTTAAATATAAAAGAAAAAGAAGCAACAAAAGAAGAACCGCCCAAAATATTTACAAAACAAAATGTAATCTACTGGTCAAATACCCTCAAACAGCTTCAAATGCTGGATGAACAAGGAATTAGAACCTACTCAATAATAGAAAAAGCAAAAAGATTTTTAGAACATGATTGCATAGATTATGTCAAAAAAAACAAAGATTTAAATACTGGAGGATATTATATTTGTAAGCCCATAAAAGGATATAACAAAACAACTTATAAAATAATAAACAACAAAGGAAATTTTGAATGTTCCTGCCAGTTTTATAATAAAGTTGCAAAAAAAATCCCAAATTTAATATGTTCGCATATTTTAGCTTTAAAACTCCAGTTAAAAATCTGGAATAGTGAAAAATGGACAAAAAAATGAAGGAAAAAATAAAAGAATTAAAAAAAAAGTATGGAAAAAGATGGAGAAAATTATTTAAACTAAAGAAAAATTATCCTTTTGGAAAAAAATCTAAACCAAGATACACCTTAAAAAATGCTAAAAGTGGAAGAATTATCACCTAAACTGCAAGACAAAATAATAACCTTAAAAGCTCAAGGATATTCAAATCAGGCAGTTGCAGATTTAATAAATAATGAGTTTGAAACAGACCTAACTAAACATGAAATAGTATCCTATTTTAGAAAAAGAAGGGATAAATCAATAGAAGTTTTAAGAAAAGATAAAAAACTTCAAAAAAAACTTGCAGAAAGATATTTCAACACAATAGAACAAATTAATATTCTAAATCACGAGATGTGGGAATTTTGGTATAGCTTAAAGAAATCTCCAGAAACAAGTTTCAAGCGCCTTAAATGTCCTAAATGCGGGAAAGAAATAAGCATAGAAGAAAGAAACTATAAAACCCTTTTAAAAGCTGCAGAGCAAATTTTAAAGCAGATTGAACATGTAGATAAAGTAATCGGGCGTTTAAAGAAAGAGAACTTAACAATTAATATAGATACAGTAGATTTAAGCAAAAATTTAAGCGTAGTAATCCCCAGATTATTGGAAAGATTAGAAAAGCAAGACATAATTAAGATTAAAAAGAAAAGATTAATCCAAGATTATAAATAATTATCAAAATAACTATCTTTTATCTTTTTGTCTGTACCAAAGCTTGCAAAATCAATCAAATCAGGAGAAATGCCTTCTGCAATTTTTTCAGCAATAAAATCAACCAACTCAAAATACCTGTTTCCAAATTTTTCTTTTAATTGTGTGTTATAATTTAAGTATTCTATTGCCAACTCTCTTTCATTTTGTGAATATTTAGAATGATGCCTATTACTTTCTTTTTTCAAATTTTCATAACTAAAATCTGCAAATTCAGGATTAAGCTCTCTCCCCCTGCTTGTTACCAAAATATATTTTTTCTTAATTAATTCAGGTTCTATCTCATTCATAATATAATTAGAGGATTTTCCCAAATGCAGAGATAAAGTTCTCAAACTTGCTTTTTTTATTTCTTTTAGAATGTCTAAATATTTCTCCTGCAATTTACTTAATCCAGAATAAATATTAATTCCCCTCAATTTGAATACTTTTTTTAAATTAGATAAATTTATTTTTCCATATAGATTGATTGTGTCTAAAATATTATTTAATACTCTTGTATTTGTAGTATAATTTAAAAGCAATTGTGTAATTTCTTCTGAACAACCCCTCAATTTTAATAATTCTTCTAATTTATCCTTGCTTAATTCTTCTAACTCAATTTCTTTAAATCTATCCCTTAATGGCTTTAAAAGTGATTGAGGTTCTGTTGTTGTCCCTATAAAGCATAAATCTTTTAGTTTTTTTCTTTCCCCATCTATATCAATCTCATTATCTTGAATTGCAGGATATATGATTTCTGCAACTTTTTCTGGCAAATTATGTATTTCATCAATTAAAACAATAGAATTTTCTTTTGCATTTAAAAGCATATTATTGATTTTCTTTTTAGCCATGCTCCCAGTTAAATAAATTAAGTGTCTTTGCGTCTCACAAGCCAACATTTTGGCAGTTGTGGTTTTGCCTGTCCCTGCATTCCCATATAAAAGAATATTAAAATTTTCAGTTCTCAATTTTTCTAAAATAAGCTTAATTGCCTCTTTAACATTATCTTCATAAATAACTTCTTCAAAAGAAGGTCCATTTAAAAGAGTGCCAACTTCAAAATTTTCTGTTGAGGGTGAAATTATAGTTTTCCTTTTAATAAATTTCCCATTTTCATAATAATCAAATATCCTAATCATTTTCCTATCTAAAATAAAAAAAAGGGAAAAAAAAAGAAAATTATAACTTAAATTTTATACCTTAAATTTCTTAAATTCTTCAATCAATCCCATAACTTTTTTATCACAATCAGCACACAGAATTTTTAAAGTCATTTCCTCTAATTTCTTATTTAATTTCTCTTTTAGTTTGTGTTCTATTGTGTAACTATCTGCTCTTATTGTTACTTCTAAATAATCATCCCTAAAAGATGCATCAAATTTCTCTGCATATTTCTTAATTTCTTTTTCTGTTTTGTCTATCTCTTTATTTAGCTTCTCTTTTTCTTTCTTTAAATCAGAAAGTCGTTTTAATTTCTGCTTTGTCTGACTTAATTTATTTATCTCTCTTGTTTTTCTGTCTGCTATTTTTATTGCTTTTTCCTCTATTTCTCTCTTTTTGCTTGTTGCTATTCTCTTTAAAATTCTTATGATTTGTTCTTTTTCACTTTTGTTTAACATTTTATACCCCCTTACATTTTTTATATGAAAATAAAAATAAAAAATTAACTCTTAAAACACGTGTATTATAAAGCCATCGTCTAAATCTTCACCGAGTTTTATTAAATCTGTTCTTTCGTTTAGCCACACTTCCATATACTCGTTTAGAAAATCCTTAAAGTCCTGTTCTGTATAGTTCTCTTTTAAATATCCATCTGCCTCCTCTAAAAACTCCTTTAATGCTTCTTTTTCTATTTTCTCTTTTTGTTGTTCTGATAAATAGTTTAAAAAATCTTCTGTGTCTTCGTATTCTTCATAATCACAACATAACCCTATAACATCCATTTCTAAATTTTCGCCTATTTCTTCGCTTAATTCCACTAAATAATTATATAGAGCTCTTCTACCTTTTACTGAAAAATTGTTTCCTCTGTCCATATCTTCAAATGCCTGTATAAATTCGCTTTCGCTTATATTATTTATTATTCCCATTTGTTTTTTAACCTCCTTACATTAGTTTAATTGAAAATAAAAAAAATAAAAAAATTAAAAATTAATTTTCTAAACATTTTAACTTAAATCTTCTTTTATTTCCTCGTTTAGCCCCTGCCTTATTGCCCCCTCAAACCTGTTACTATCAAATAAACCATTTTGCCACCTGCAAAAACCTTTAATTTCCTCTAAAATTATTGTAGTTATTTGTTTCCTTGCTAACTTGTTTAAATCTGTTTCTTCTCTAATCCTGTTTAAAATTCTTGCTATGTCTGACGCCAAAACCTTAAAATCTTTTCTCGTTAAACTCATTTTTCCTTTAAACCCCCTTTCATTTATTTTTGAACATCCTAAAATTTATTTTTTTAATAGTTAGTTTATATTTATTTTCAAATCCAGAAAAAACATTTTTATAAGTTCCTGATATTTTTAAACCCAACTCTAACAACTCTTTATTGTTAAAATCATAAACATAAACTCTTTTAATGTTGTAATCTACCAGACATTTTAAAGCATTCTCTTTTAATCTTTTGCTTTTTGTTTTAAAATTTAATATATAAAAAACAACCTTTTTTAAATCTGAACAATCCAAAGTGTAAACATCAATATATTTATTAAGTGTTTTATTGTTAAAATAGTTTATTCTACTGAATATATCCCCATCTATCGTATAAACCCGCTCTTTTATAAATTCTCTTAATTTCTTCTCTTTTATTTGTTCTAATTCTTTTAATATCATTTTCAGTTTTAACCTTTTATACTCATTTTATCTTAAAGATTTTACTAAACTTAAACATAAATCTATCATATTAAGCAAATTAATTAAATTTATCTTATTGCACTTTTTTAAATCCAGACTATCAAGATAACTAATTAAAATATCTCTTTTCTCTTTTATTTCTTTTATTTTTTGTTGTTCTGTTATCATTTTTAACCCCTATTTCTGAGTATCTTATTTATTAATTTCCTTTACTCCCATCTCTTTTAATTTATTATAATCTTCTAAACTAATCCTACATAAAAAATAATCTTTATAACTTGATGGTTTTTTATTTATATAAAAACCCTCTATTGAATTATGTTTAATGTAATCATTAACCATCATAGAAAAGCCATTTTTTAATAGTTTATTTATTGCTTTTCTGTGTGTAATTTCAAAAACTAAAAACTTATAACCTAAAAAGGAAGAGCTTAAATAACTATTAATTCCTTTAAATATTTCTCTTATCGTGTTTATTTGTTGCATATTGTTTAATTCAGTC